ACAGTCAATGTATCGGATCTGTTTAACTTGGTTGTTCTTGCTTGACAGCACAGAAAGTGTTATATCAACTGCAGTTGGAAACTCGTCAGACGTGTTGAGCAAACGAGTTTTGTTTGGCTCATCAACAAGTCTTTTCATCCAATCGTACATTTCGATGTAGGCAGATAGGTTTTCATCAAGTATAATTGTAGCAGTAAGTTCACCCAAAGTCAACTTATCTCCTGCAACATGCAGGTTGAATCTCTGGTATGGAACCTCTGCAGGTTGAAGTGCTACACTTGGATGTGTGATAGTCTGAGCAAAGTACTCAAGGTTGCCAAACTTCTTGCGGTCAATTGTTAGCTTGAACGCTGTAGGTTGGAGGTAGTTGATATTTGGTGTTAGTGTGCTCATAGAAAAAATCCAAAAATATTCATGTCTCTGTATTTATACTGTTGACTTTACCGTGACGGCATACTATATTAGGGGTAAGGAAGCAAAGGAACACAGCCATGATGACCTTCGAAGCTATCAACGAGACCACTGCAAAAGCAACCAACTCTCTTCGTGATGTTTTCATCGATCGTATCGTCAGCGACGAGTTTGATCGTAACGAGTGGATGGTATACACTCCAAAAGGTCGTCTGGATGATGACGTGATCTCTGAAGGTCCGTTCACATCGTTTGAAGCAGCAAAGCGCAACGCAGAGATGACTGTTGGTATGCGCATGAACTGGAAATTGTGAGGAGAGCAACTATGCTAAACTATCTTGAGACCGCTACTGTTTGGAACATCGTTGAAGATATTGCAGGCGCTGTTACTCTGTTCGCCTTTATCTTTGTGTTCCCTTATATCATCACCTTTATGAAAGTGATCTTCGAATGATTGAAATGCTGAAACTTGTACGCGACCTAATGATTACAATCGCAATGGCACACATTGTCGTTGGCTATTGGGTTGTAATGGATGCAAAATTGGTTGGTTATTGGAAGGCTAATGCTGAAATTGCCTATTACTCAGTCATGGATGAATACTATGCAGACTGTGACTGTACTCAATCTTTGGAATAAAAAAGGGCAGCCGAAGCTGCCCAGTTAGTGTGGGAGTGGTTGACCCACTCCCTTTTTTTAAACCGATTACGATACGAGGATGTTGTCCACGCGGAAGATACGGTAGTACTGGTTGGTACGAGCGGTTGCAAGACCGTTTGCTGGGGTAGCTCCAACGAATGGGTTAGAGATCATACCATAGCGAGTCTTGAAGCCGATACGTGGCTGGAAGTCATCCTCACCAACTGCACGAACCATGGTCAATGGAACGTATGGGCAGTAGAAGATACCAGCGTCATATGGGTTAGAACCCTTATAGCCAACAGTTACGAAGTCAGAAACCGCATATGGGTCGATGTACACACGTGTACGGCCATTGAGGATACCAACGAAGGTGTTACCAGTGTCATCAACATTCAAGTTGGTTGACAAAGCTGGAGCGTAGTCAAGAGCACCAGAAGATGAAAGTGCAGAAGCAACATCGCTTGAGCAAAGTACGAAGTTACCCTTGCCACGACGAGTTTCTTTTGCAATTACGTTTGCTTCACGGTCAAGCTGGAATAGAAGACCCTTGAACTTCTCTGCAGACCAACGGCCGTCAGCATCAACTGAAAGGTCAAAGATACCGCGATTCTGTAGGCCAG